ATGACTAAGATTTTTTCCAAGAAAGGTTTTGACATGAAAAATGAAATTGAATTTTTTCTCTGTATGATTCCTCCGACAGTGACTCAGCAGGAACATAAGGTCAGAGTCGTGAATGGTAAGCCTGTCTTTTATGAACCGCCTGAGCTTAGATCGGCTAGGCAGCTGTTCATGGACTCACTCGTGAGACATGTGCCGGAGAATCCTCTCGATGGTCCGTTACAGCTCATTACGAAATGGATATGGCCTATAGAGGATATCAGTGGTCAGCAGAGGTTAGAAGAGTGCTGGCAATGGAAGACGACCAAACCGGACACCGATAACCTCATAAAGATGCTGAAGGACTGCATGACCAGGACACACTTCTGGAAAGACGATGCTCAGGTGGCATCAGAGATCACAGAAAAGTTTTTATCCGGTAAGCCCGGGATATATGTGAAAGTCGTAAAGCTATGACAAGACATTTTGTTACGATGCCTGACAAGCTCTTAGATCAGGCGATGAATGTGGTTTATAACAAGTGGTTCAAGAAATGGACCAGAAAAACAGGGCACCTCACTGAGGATGACTGGGCGAAGATCATAGGCGAATATGATTACATCGTTAGTCAGAACACTCAGAATGGTGATTTCAAAGTTCTTGAAACAATAGCCTATGCGCTGCTCAAAGAGCTGATGCAGAGAGACAAAGGTGAGGATTATCCTCCGGAGGAAGTTTATGGAGAACAAAAAGAAAGAGAAAACAGCGCTTGAAGTAGTCAATGATTATGACAGTGCATTATACGGAATTGAAAATCTGCCGGAGATCATCAATTTATTGATTGACCGATTCAACCTCGATGCTACGGAATACACAGATAAACAGGCACTGGAATTAAGTTTGAATCATAAAGCCGTGTATAGCGTGCTTAGAGTGATTCAGGATAGTTTATTCGTAATGATTGAGCGCATCGATAAAATCGACAGATTCAAAGAGGTATAAGAATGACTGATAAACGTTATCTACCGATATGTAAGCCCTGCAAGTGGTATGACCCAACAAGGCCGCAATGCTATGACGGGCATTTACAGTATTCCGGCAAGATAGAATGCGATGGTTTTACCCCTGATATAAACGGGAAAAGGAACCTTGAAAAATCAACTAAGAACAAACAAAGGTGATATTAAAAAACGGAGGGATGGAAGTAATGAAAAAGAGATTGATTGATGCTGAACATTTAATGCAGAGACTTGAAGCTAACTACGGCTCAGATAACAGCTGGTATGATCTCGTGAGAGTTAAGACCTTGATCGATTCAGAGCCAACGATACATGACGATAACAGGCAGCTTATTGAAGTGGCTTTAATATTCCTTACAGCGGTCATTATTACTGTTCTTTTATTCGTGAGCGGGGTGATACATTGACAATCATATTCTTGATACCGCCATTTATCATGGCTCTATGGATATGGCTATGGATTAACTTCTAGGGAGGTGCTGATGTCAGCAAAGGAATATCTAAGTCAGATTTATTTACTCGACGCAGAAATTAAACAGAATAAGAAAAGAATAGCAGAACTTGATTCTGACATAGGACGGCTTAAGGCTATCGACTACTCCGGGGACAAGGTGCAGTCCAGTGGCGATAAAGATACACTTACAGATGGAGTATCTAAGCTCTTGGATTTACAGCGTAAGGTTGCCAAAGAAATGATTGAACTGCAATTTAAAAAGCAGAAGATCACAAGCGAAATCAGGCAGCTTCCGAAAGCGGATCACGTGACACTTCTCACAATGCGATATGTGAATTGCGAAAGATGGGAGCGGATAGCAACGGATATGAACTTGACCATGAGGAGAGTACTACAGATTCATGGAAACGCGCTAAGCATTTTTGAAAAAATTAACATGATTTAGAAAATAAAAAGACTGCATATAATTTCACTATAGGTCTGTGCTAATATGTATACTGAGCGAAGAGGGAAAGCAAGAGATTGCATCCCTCTTTTTTAATTATTGTGTTTTTGCTAAACAGTTGCGTGAGGTTTACTTCACGCCTCCTGAACCGGAGAGCACAGAAGCCGGTATATAAATACTGCGGGCGGGGCAAACCAAGACAAAACAAGCCCCGCCTATTTGATGCAAAAAAAGAGACGACCTGGCACATGCAGAAGGCTATCCCCGGGGTGGCGTAGGTACTTCCTGACCCATATACGCCCTGCGGGTCCGCTGAAGCCCGGGTTTTGAGCCTATAGAACAAAAAAATCGTGCGCACTTCCTTCCGCTTTTGCGGATGGGGCGGGCTCGGAAAATGAAATGAAATTCTTTTTCATTATATGCGCCGAAAAAAAGTCTTTCACGAAATTGTACTTTTGTGAGTACAAAGAGGAAGTGAAAACGGGTGCATATGTTTTTTCGGAGGAGGAACTGTGGAAGTTACGCAAAAAGCACTTGCGGAATGTCTCGGTATCACTCCGAGACAGGTCAGAAACTTAAAACAAGAAGGTCTGTTCCAGCTTAAAGAGGGGCAGAAAAAGTACAATCTGGAGAAATGCATCCAGGAATACATACAGTTCAAGGTCAATGATGAAACCGGACGGCGATCTGTAGTGGATAAAGAGAAGGTGTCAGCAGAACATGAAGAGGTCAAAAAAGAGATTTCGGCGCTCAAGCTCCGGAAACTCCGTCGAGAGCTCCATGAATCTGCAGATGTGGAGTCGTATCTCATGGATATGCTCCTGTCGTTCCGGAGCCGTCTCGAAGCATTACCCCAGAAGGCCGCAATGCAGATCATGGGAGTCACCGATCTAAACGAAGTTATAGCGGTGTTAAGAAAAATAGTTGCAGAAGCGCTCAATGAGCTCTCAGATTATGATCCGGATAAGATTGACGGACAGCAGCAGGGCACATATGAGCAGGACATAGAGGATTTAGAGGATGGAGAAGAGGATGAAGTAGATGAGTCAGAGGAGTAGATCGCGCAAAAAGACGGCAAAACTGTTTCAGCGCGTAATTAAGCGGTGCCTTGGGGTCAAAAAAATTCAGACTGTGTCTGAATGGGCTGAGGAATACCGTATCCTGGATGAATCCAACAACCTCTCCGGTAAATGGACGAATGACATCACTCCGTATCTCATTGAGATCATGGACACTTTCAATGATCCATACATCCGGAATGTAACAATGTGCAAGGGCTCACAGCTTGGTGGAACCGAAGCGATTCAGAACATCGCTTACTACATCGCCGCAAGGAATCCTGCACCGACCATGTTCGTCTATCCATCCGACGAGCTGGCAAAATCGGTTTCAAATGACAGACTTAAGCCATCCATAAGACTGATTCCGGATCTTAGAAAGCTTTTCCTGGACAAGGAATCGAAAGAACTGGAATTGAGATTCCGACACATGAAGTTCTATCTTCGCGGTGCCGGATCGCCTTCAAAGCTGGCTTCAACTCATATTAAATACCTCTTTTTTGACGAGATCGATAAGTTCCCCGGCGCCTCCACAAAAGAGGCGTCGCCTTACGATCTCGCAACAGAGAGAACAAAGACCTTCAGACCGCAGCAAAAGATATATGAGGTTTCAACTCCGACTCTGAAAACAAATTATGTTTGGAAGCACCTGAAGGAAGCGGATGAGGAAAGGCACTATTTTGTGAAATGCCCTCACTGCGGAGAAGAAATTGAGCTTAAATTTGCTCAGATCCACTGGGACGATGACAAGGAAAAGGAACTTTCGGTACACGAAAGAGCCGCATCGGCCACTTATGTCTGTCAGGAGTGCGGATGTGAGATCACAGATGCACAGAAGCCCAGGATGCTCAGGGAAGGGCACTGGAAAGCAGTAAATAAAAAGGGTGTCGGAAGAGCCAAGAGCATAGGGTACTGGATATCTTCACTGTATTCGGTATTCCTGAAATGGTCCGACATCGCGGAGGAGTTTCTGAAGGACAAGGATGATCCGGAGAAGCTTCAGAATTTCGTCAACTCATGGCTCGCGGAGCCGTGGGAAGATACACAGCTAAAGACCAGCGAAGATATGGTGATGGAGCGACAGACTGAGGTGCCTCAGCTCGTGGTTCCGGACTGGGCGAAGATGCTCACAGGCGGCGTGGATGTACAGGAGTCATCACTTTACTACACCATAAGAGCATGGGGAGATTACACCACATCGCAAAACATCGCGCATGGCCAGGTATTGTCCTTTAGGGATATCGAGAGCGTCATGAATCTCGAATACCAGAAGGAAAACGGAACAAGATACATCGTAAACATGTGTCTCATCGACTCAGGATATCAGCCCGATGATACATATGATTTTTGCGTCAATAATTCGGATTGGGCGCTCCCTGTCAAGGGTGCATCGAATCCGATGAATGACAGATACAAGATATCCAAGATCAACAAAGAGGGCAGTAAAGCCTATGGAATGCAGTTAGTAATCGTTGACGGTGATCAGATAAAGGATTCCATCGCCGCCAGGATGAAACGTCCGAACGGTACCGGCTCATGGATGGTCTACAAGGATACCGACAGCAACTATGCAAGGCAGGTAACGGCAGAGCAGAAAATCACCGTCAAAAAGGACGGGACACTGAAATCTCACTGGGAGCCTAAAACCTCTCATGCAGATAACCACTATCTGGACTGTGAGGTTTATGCGATGGTTGCCGCTGAGATGTGCGGAGTGAGATCTCTGCACCTGCAGACTCCGGAACCTGAGACGCCAAAGGTACAAGAGACGCAGCAGGCGCCTGGTGACAATGATTCCGGATGGATGTCCGGAGTAAGTGATAACTGGATGGAAGGAGGTTAAAAATGGCAGTTGATAATAATGCCTTAGGGGCTACGCCACAGGAACAGTTAAAAACCGTGAAGGAAGCTATCTCCTCGATCCTTATCGGAGGGCAGAGTTACAAGATAGGTTCGAGATCGCTGACAAGAGCAGACCTCGCACAGCTTAGAGCGATGAAAAAGGAGCTTGAGGCTGAGTGCGCGGCCAATGATAACACAGAATATTTCGGAGATACGTATGTAGGAGTGTTTGATGGAAGATAAAAGACATGGGAATTGGCTTGATGATATCATCGGCTATTTTTCCCCGGAAACAGCATATCGGCGTCAGGCATTCCGACAGGCTTTGGAGCTTGAAAAGGCGTATGATGCCGGAACTTACACGAAACAGAATCAGAACTGGAGAGTTTTCAACGAGTCCGCAGAGATGGAGGACTCCTGGAACAGAGACATCATAAGAGCAAGAGCGCGGGATCTCGAAAAGAACAGCGATGTGATGAATTCCATCATTGGAGCTTATCGGAGGAACGTGTTCGGAAAAGGCTATCGCTTAGGTGCGCAGACCGGAGACAGCGAGCTGAACACAGAGCTCGAGAAGGCATGGAAGCGATGGTGCAAGGGCAGAAATTGCGACGTTACCGGCACGCAGGATCTCGCTCAGATGCTCAAGATGTGCATCCAGAGGAAAAAGATAGACGGCGGCATATTCCTCCTGAAGAGGTACACGGATGAAGGATTCATTCCATTCCAGCTTCAGGTATTGGAAGTGGACGAGCTGGACAGCATGGCCACAGCTCCGAAGCATGAAGGGAATAAGGTCGTCCGTGGAATCGAATACAACGGATGGAATAAGCCGGTAGGTTATTTCTTCAGGAAATATTCGACTGATGGCTACGAGATCGGGGAATCTGAGTATGTAGATGCAAAGGATGTCATATTCCTTTACACAAAGCGGAGACCTTCGCAGATCAGAGAGATGTCGGACATGGCGCCGACCATTACAAGGATAAGAGACATAAACGAATTTATTCATTCGGTCTCAGTGAAGGAGCGTGTACTTGCGTGTCTTTCGGTGTTTATCAAGCGGGCACTTCCACCTAATGCCGGAAGAGTAAGCCTTTCGGACGGAGGAAACGGCGAAAGATATCAGGGTAAGATGCTGACTCCGGGAATGATCCAGTATCTGAATCCCGGCGATGAAGTACAGCCCGTTATTCCGGTAGGCGCCGCAACGGATGCAACGCAGTTTATTAAACAGCAGATGCGAATGACAGGATCCGGACAGGGCCTGTCATACGAGGCAGTGTCCAGGGACATGTCAGAGAGCAATTATTCGTCCGCAAGGCAGGGCATCATCGAGGATGAGATGACCTATGAGGATGACATTGAGATGCTGACAAAGGCACTTGATGAGATCTATGAAACATTCGTCATTTCCTGCGTGCTGGCCGGTGTGGTCACGATAAGGAATTTCTGGTCCGACAAAGAGACTTATCTGCAGCATAAGTGGATCAAGGCTCCGAAGAAATGGATTGATCCAGCCAAAGAAGCAAATGCGAATAAAACAGCACTTGTCACCGGAGAAAAGACCTTTGCAGACCTCGCATCCGAGAACGGTCGAGACTGGAAGGATCAGATCGACGAGATGGCCGAGATTAAGAACTACGCTGAGGAAAAAGGCGTGCTGATAGGAGGGGTACAGAGTGGATTTGAAGAAAAGAAACAGTGAGATGAAAGGTCAGCTTTTGCGGACGCTGGCCATCTCAACAAGAGCGATCGACGAAGAGAAGCGGACAGTCGAGCTATCGTTTAGCTCTGAGGAACCATACACACGATGGTGGGGAGTAGAGATACTCGATCACAGTGAGGGCTGTGTGGATCTCAAGAGACTCAGTGAGATGGGCTGTGCGCTTTTTAACCATAATCGAGACAAGGTAATAGGCAAGATCCTCTCATGTTCCGTCGAGAACAACAGAGGAATAGCCACAGTGCAGTTTGACGAAGACGACGAGTCCGAGGTGATCTTTAAAAAGGTCAAAGGTGGCTCACTCAAGGGTGTATCAGTCGGATACATCGTCACAAGCTGGGAAGAGGTTAAACCCAACAAGAAATCCCTTGATGGAAGGTTCGCAGGGCCTTGCCAGATAGCAAGGAGATGGTTGCCTTACGAAATATCAATAGTGTCCATTCCGGCGGATGCAACAGTCGGAGTCGGACGATCTGCAGAAGAGCAGAATGAAACAGGAAGAACGCTCGGTTACTTCAGCCGGCAGCTTCAATATAACCAAAACGTTTACAAAATAACAGGAGGTAAACAGTAAATGAACAGAGAACAGTTACTTGCGAGACAGCAGGAGCTCATCAATGCAGCAAGAGCCGCACAGAGAGAGCTGACTCCGGAAGAGCAGGCTGAATTTGACGAGTGCCAGAGACAGCTTGATGCCATGGGAACAGCACCTGCACAGGAAAACGAGAATCCAAACCAGGGACAGAGAAACCTCGGCGGAGAAGGCGGAGAGAATCCTGATCCGATGGAAGCCGCACAGAGAGCAGTGGCAGCAGAGAGACAGCGTATCGCTGACATCACATCTCTTTGCCGCACTTTCGGCGTCGATGAGACAAATTACGTCACAGGCGGTATGACTCTTGATCAGACAAGAGCAGCAGTCCTTGAACAGCTTAAGAACACACAGCGTCCTATGAACGCGCGTGTTACTCTCGATGAGGGTGATAAGTTCAGAGCGGCAGCAGCTGATGGTCTTATCATGAGATCAGGAACACAGATCCAGAACCCTGCAGACGGAGCAGAGAGCTTCAGAAACATGGACCTTCGCTCACTTGGACAGGAGTGTCTTATCAGAGGCGGTATGGACGCAATGCAGGTAAGAGGCATGTCAGGAGATGATGTCTTCGCAGAGCTCTCAAGACAGGCATTCAATCCTACAGCTGCTTTTCCTGCAATCATGGACAATGCAGTAAATAAGACCATCAAGGAGATGTACCAGCACGCTCCTACAACCTTCCAGCAGTGGGTGACAGAAGGCTCAAAGTCAGACTTCAAGGAGTCCAAGGATCATGAGTATGTAATTAACTCAGTCGGAGATTTTGAGAAGGTGCCTGAGAACGGCGAACTCAAGAATTCAACTCCTGAGACATCACTGCTTCCTACCTCAAAGCTTGAGACCTACGGCAAGCAGTTTACGATGACAAGACAGGCATTCATCAACGACGATATCGGTCTTGTCACAAGAATCCCCGGCCTCTATGCAGTGAAGGCTAAGAAGACCATCGACAAGCTTGTTTACAAGCTCCTCATGGACAACAACAAGATCTTTGACGGTGTGGCTCTTTTCCACAATAGCCACAACAACCTCATCGCATCCGGTACAGCTCCTACAGTTGCATCAATTCAGGCTATGATCCTCAAAATGCAGCTCCAGAAGGACCAGTTTGGAGAGCCTATCTATGTAACTCCTAGACATATCATCGTGCCTGTAGGTTACGGATTCGATCTCTACACAATCCTTCATTCCGCACAGGTTCCGGGAACCAATAACAACGACAAGAACCCTCTTGCCAACCTGAGCTATCCGCTCGATGTTATCGAGTCTCCATATCTCAACGCCATGGCCGGAAACAATGCAATTCCATGGTTCATCGTTGCAGATCCTATGTCCGCTCCATCAATCGGAGTTGATTACCTGAATGGTAAGAAGGAGCCTACAGTAAGAAGAATGGAAGTTCCGGGAACACTCGGCTTCGTATGGGATGTTTACATCGATGCAGGTATCTGGGTTCGCGATTTCAGAGGAATCGTCAAGAATCCGGGTGTACAGCTCAGCGTCTGATGAGAAAGGAGAATAAATATGTCAGCAATTTATCTTCAGAGAGGCGAAGCTCTCGATTATCCTAACGCGTCAGGATCAAAGATTGACGCAGGAACAGTTGTAGTTCTGACAGCCGGAGCAGCAGGAAGAATCGGCGTAACAGGCACCGATATCCCTGACGGCACAGTCGGATCTGTACATGTCGCAGGTGTCTTTGAAATGCCTAAGTCAAGTTCCAATGCCCTTACTCTTGGCGAGAAGGTTTACTGGGACGGCACCGGCATCACTGAGGCAGACAATGATGGTGAAGGAACACCAACCTACTACCCTGTAGCAGGATTCGTTGCATCTGCGGCCGCAGCAGGCGATACCACAGTCGCTGTCAAGATCGGTTGAGCAGCCTATGTTGATAGCGAAATCAACGATCTTTTTTCATAACAGTCAGTATCTTCCGGGAGATGTCCTCCCGGAGGACGCTGAAATGAAGCCGTTATGGCTGGAATGTGATTCGGCGTATGAGGTAAAAGAGCCCGAGAAAAAAGCACCTAAAGCCAGAAGAAAGTCCGCAAAGGCAGGACTAGGAGGAAAGGCGGCAGGAGATCTCGAATCTGACGATAACCTCGTAGGGCAGATACCGGACAATCCGGTAAGAAAGAGAAAATAATGGGATTTAAGGAGCAGTTATTCAAAGATATCGGAAATGTGTTTATGAATCCTTCCGAATTCGGTGAAAACCACACCGTAGACGGAAAGATCATGAATGTCATCGTTGACAACGCTGAGATCATTGAGCGGTCAAAGAAGCAGGCAGACTCAGGACGAGTCCAGGGAATCTTCGAACGACAGCTCCTTTTTTATGTCTCGAGAGCCGATATCGGGAAGCTCCCGGCCGTAGGAAGAATGATGGACTTCGACGGAAAGAGATACCGCGTCGAGGATGCGGTTGACGAAGGAGCGGTCTATTCCATCACGTTAGGAGCTCTCACATCATGAGTGTAAATATCAGATTCAGCCTGAATGATAGCGCTGTAAATGACGTTATCTCAAGGCTTAAAAATATATCCGGAAAGTCCGAGGAGTCTGTATTCAAGAAAGCCGTAAACGAAACAGCCAAGTATGCAAGACGGGAGCTTTCGAAAAAAGCAAAGCGCGTGTACGCATCGCCTCAGTCTGATGGGATCTACGAAAGAGCCATCATCAAAAAAGCAACAGTAGGAGATCTCGGTGCAGAGGTTGATTTCGGAAACCAGGCAAGAGTGCCTAGTATCCTTAAATTCAGAGCAGAACCGGAATCGACTCCTACAGTGTTCACGTCGCAAGATGTGAGAGTCAGGAGGATAGGAAACGGCTACAGGTATCTGGGAAAGCAGAAGTCCTACAACGTCCGGTCATCTCAGTGGAGATCGGGCGGAATGACAGCCTATAGGGGAGCGTTTATCGCCACAATGGGATCCGGAAGAACAGGAATGTTTATTCGTACCGGACAGAAAACGGCTAGTGGTAAGGATAAGCTCCGTCAGATTTTAGGTTCGACCGATAGAGCCATGGTCAGAAATGAAAAGGTTTATCCGGAAGTAGCGCCAAAGATCAGCGAAAGACTCAATGAGCAGGTGCAAAAGGCACTTGCGAAGGCACTGGGAGGACGATAAATGGAAATGAACACAAGAGGAAGGGTTCCGGCTTTCCTGCAGAGGTCTCTGGCAGAAGAGATACGCAGGATAACAGCAGGAATGACCTTCAAGCAGCCAAGAAAGGCAGAAAGAATCCCTCTTCAGGTCTTTGAGCAGGCTCTGCCGGTTCCGTCTGCAAGCAATGAAACTGTAGAAGAGGAATCCATAGCATATGTGGAGGAAGAGGCAGAGGAAGCTGTATTCAAGTGTCCCTGGTGTGTAGTAAGGATTGATTCCGGTAGCATTCAAGGACCGAATGCAAACGTAGAGGTGCTGGTGGGGATTGAATTCGGAATATTCGACGATGATCCAAAGAATCAGGGCCACTACGATGTTGAAAACCTCATGTGGAAGGTCTATGAGCGCTTCGCAAAGGATCCTATCCTTGCAAAGCAATACACCTGCCAATGTGATTTCAAATTCGGACACCAGGATTCCGATACTAATCCCTATTACTTCGGGGCTATATCAATGACGTTTGAATATCCGGGAATACAGAGAGAAAGCGGAGGAATATATCTGTGAGCAAGAAAAGAACAGCAGTCACGGCAGTGACTGAACCAAAAGAAGCGGTCACAGAGACTGCAAAAACGTCCTGGGAGGATGAGGTGAAGATGTATATCGGGCCATCATTCAAGGGCGTAACAAGCAGGACGATCTTCAAAAACGGGCTCACTCCGGAACTGCAGAAGGCAGTGGAGAAGACTCCGATCATCAAGTTGCTGATCGTACCTATGAGCAAGTTAGCAAAGGCACAGCTGGAGCTTGGAGATAAAGCGTCTGCAAGAGCAACTGCTTATGCCGTTGTATCAAAAGAATACATTTAAAGGAGGAAGTAAGATATGTCTTACAATCACAAGATTTCAACAAAAGAAATCTCTACACAGTTGACCACTCCTGTCGAAGCAACGGCAGGTCTGCAGGTCGTAGTTGGTACAGCTCCGGTCAATCTTGCAAAAGATCCCACAGCTGTGACAAACAAGCCGGTCATTGCTTACAGCTTCTCAGAAGCCGCTGAGCTCCTCGGCTATTCCGATGACTTCGCAAGCTACACACTCTGCCAGTCCATGGATGCATCCTTCAGAGTGTTCTCAGTAGCACCAATCATCTTTATCAATGTACTTGATCCTACTACCCACACAAAGAGCTACACAGGCTCAAATCTCGCTGTAAGCGACGGCGTGGCAAAGATCGACGATACGGGAATCCTGCTCGCCACTCTCGAAGTGGAGACAACAGCAGATCCTGCAGTATCCCTCACAAAGGATACAGACTATACAGTAACATTTGACGATGATGGCAAGGTGCTCATCACACTCCTTGATACTGCAAAGACCACAGGCCTTACAGCTGTAAACGTTACAGCAACACAGCTCGATCCTACAAAGGTTACAGCTGCAGATATCGTAGGCGGATACGATGCTCTCACAGGCAAGGATTCAGGCCTCGAGGTCATCAGACAGATCTATCCTACACTCGGACTCGTCCCAGGTCTCCTTCTTGCACCGGGCTGGTCACACAATGCCACAGTGGCAGCAGCCCTCAAGGCAAAGTGCGAGAACATCAACGGACTTTTCACTTGCGAGTGTGCCATCGATATGAGCACTGTGACAACAAAGGTCTACACAGGTCTCAATACTGCAAAGGCTTCACTCGGCGTCATCGACAAGCACGCAGTGCTCCTCTGGCCAAAGGTAAAGCTCGGCACAAAGGTTTATTACTATTCAGCGGTATGGGCGGCTATGACAGCCTACTGCGACGCTGAACATGGTGATGTACCTTACAAGAGCCCGTCAAACGAGATCCTCAACATGTCTGCAGCAGTGCTTGAGGACGGAACAGAGGTCATCCTTGACAACTCTCAGGCAGCTCTTGTCAATTCCTACGGTATCGTTACCGCAATTAATGACCAGGGCTGGAAGGCATGGGGCAACAATACATCAATCTATCCTACATCTTCGGATCCTAAGGACAGATGGATCGCATGCCGCCGCATGATGAGCTGGTATCGCAATCACTTCATCCTGACTTACAGAGATAAGGTTGATGATCCTACAAGCTACAGACTCATCGAGTCCGTTGTCGATAGTGAGAATATCTACCTCAACTCACTTGCATCTGCAGGTTCGATCGCCGGTGGAGAGGTAAGCTTCAATGAGGCAGACAACCCTATTACATCTATCATTAACGGAGAGATTCACTTCGAAACAAAGATCGCATTCTGGACACCTGCAGAGTGGATCGAGAATGTGATCGAGTTTGATCCAACTATTCTCCAGAACGCACTGACAGGAGGTAACGAATAATGGCAAAGAAGATCACATCCTCAATGATTCCTGAGGTTTTGAACAATTTTAAAGTCTATAACGGCGATGGCGATGAGTATCTCGGCATCACTTCCGAGATGTCTCTCGCAGAGCTTTCGGCCATCACTGCATCCATCAGTGGTGCCGGACTCTCAGGCACTTACGATGTCCCGGTAGTAGGACATTATGATTCGATCTCTCAGGAGATCCCATTCAGAGTGCTCGAGCAGAGCGCAGCAAGCATCATGAACACCATGAAGGTGGTTCGTGTCAATGTAAGAGGAGCTATCCAGTGCACAGACAAGGGCACAGGAGTTTCCGAGATGGTCGGCTTTAGATATGTTTGCGGCGGACGCTGCACATCATTTAATCCGGGTACAGCTCAGCCGGGACAGCCAATGAACGGCTCAGCAACAATCAATGCAACATATATCCTTGTTGAGATCGGCGGCGAAAAGGTCGTAGAGATCGACAAGCTCAACAACGTATGCAGAATCGACGGAGTTGACCTGCTGGAGCAGGTAAGACGTCTCTGCTGATAAAGTGAGGTAAAAAGGGTTATGAAAAAGAACGTTGAGAATACAGGTAAGGGAGTCGCTGAAAAGGCGGCTCCTTCGTCTTTAAACGAAGAGCAGAAAATCAAGGAGAAGATGACATTTAAGTTATCAAGACCTTTTAAATATGACGGTGAGGAAATCACCGAGATAGATATGAGCGCAATGCTCGACCTGTCAGCGAGCGACCTTGTACAGATTGACAGAGAGATGTCGAGACTCGGATACACCGGGACAAGACAGGAGCTGACAAGACAGTATGCAATGCTGGTAGCTGCAAAATGCATGCATAAGCCGGGAGATTTTTGCGACGAAATGGATGCAAGAGACTCCATCAGGCTCAAAGAGTATGTAGTGACTTTTTTCTACGCCACAGTCTAAATCCGGGCGAATTAGACATCATAAGGCAGATAATCGCCCAGATATCCCTGAAGACAGGAACGTCTCTGCAATATCTTTACGACATGCCGATAGACGAGCTGGATGCGCTGACAAAGAGCATCCTTGATGTCAACAAGGGAAAGAAAAAGAAATAGTCAGTGAGGAGTTTGAGAAATGGCAGACAGTAAATATAAGCTTGCCCTGCAGATCGTCGGTATGGTGGACGCATCACTTGGCAAATCAGTCCAGTTGACAAAAAAACAGATGCGAGATCTTGCCAAAGCCGCAGCAGATGCATCGAATAAGACTGTATCAGTGTCGGAAGCATTTCAAAAAGCTTCTCCTGGCATTGATGCTATGTGGGGAGGTCTGACAAAGGCAGCAGGCACAGCAATGCAGGCCATGGAAGCGGCAGCAGGGCTCACTTCCGTCGCAGGACTTGCGGCTATAAAGACAGGCTCTGAGTTTGAATCCGCTATGTCATCATGGTCAGCCACAGCTTCGGCGACAGAAGCTCAGTACGAACAGGCAAGACAGGCGGCCATGGAAATGGGAAGGAGCACATCAAAAACCGCCACAGAGTCCGCTAATGCCCTCGAATACATGGCATTGGCCGGATGGTCGGTAGAAGACTCGATTCAGGCTCTTCCTGACGTTCTGAGGCTTTCTGAAGCCACAGGGCTGGAACTTGCAAGGACTTCCGATCTCGTTACGGATTCGATGTCAGCGACGGGTGAAACCGTGGATGATCTCACAAAGTTCTTAAATGTTGCGGCTCAGGCAAACAATAAATCAAATCAGACTGCCGAAATGCTCATGGAGGCATGGATAGGAGTCGGCGGTACCATGAAAAACCTTAATGTCCCGATAGAAGAATCTGCTACAGCCCTGGGAATACTCGCCAACAGAGGTATCAAGGGCTCGGAAGCAGGAACCGCGCTGAATGCCGTAATGGTCAATCTGACCACCGGATCAGGAAAAGCAGGAAAGATGATGGCCAAGCTGGGAATCTCAGCATTCAACAATGACGGCTCATTCAAGGGGCTCAAGCAAACTCTCCTGGAAGTAAACGAAGCAGTGAGTGGAATGAGTGACGAAGAAAAGAACCTCGCTCTGTCTGCAATAGGTGGAAAACAGCATATCGATGCACTGAATGACCTTTTATCAGGCTTGAACACCACAGCTGCAGACGGAAAGATAGAGTGGGATTCCCTTGCAGATGCTCTCGAGCATAGTAATGGTGCACTTGAAAAGATGGCGGCCAAGAAGATGGATAACCTCCAGGGCGACATGAAGATAGCCACATCGGCAATGGAAGACGACCTTATCCGCCTTTATGACACCTTCAAGGATCCTCTGAGGGAAGCAGTCCAGACAGGGACACAATATATCTATCAGTTTGGTGATTATCTCGAGAATACAGTATCAAAGGCTATCCCGACTGTAAGAAGAGAGCTTCTGGATGGCAAGGATGCACTCCTTGAATTCACGGATCCCCTTATCGCAACAGGTAAGTGGCTCATTGATAACGGGGATAAGACCGTGGGTGTGATTGTAGGCATAGCTACAGCGATAACCACGCTGAAAGTCGCGAAAGAAGTTAACAGCGCATTAATGGGACCTAACGGAATCATGGCTTTTGTCACAGCGATGGGATCAAATCCTGTCACGATGGCGATAGGAGGACTTACAGCCCTTGCAGGAGCTGTGGCAGGTATCTATACGGCCGAAAGAATAGCTGCAAAGAAAGCTGAGAAAGCGAATCTTGCAGAACATTTCGGCACCATGACATTATCGCTCGAAGAACTTAATGAAGCGGCAAAAGATATCATTGGGCGTGGAACTATCGAAGATCTCTCAAATGCAATGGAAGAGCTGGGGAAAGTTTCCGACATTTCCAAAAAACTGAAAGATAGCCAAAAGGTTATTGAAAGAATGACATGGAAAGTTAAATCGGGAATGACTCTCGATGAAACGGATAATGCCAATTTCGAAGCAGCTATAAAGTCACAGGTCGAAGAAAGTCTCAATCTTGTCGAACAAGGGAGATTTACGGCCAAAGTGTCTGTAGATGCATTGTTCGGAGAGGGGGACGAGACTGGAAGCAAAATTATAGCGGGCTTCGACGAACTTTACAATGGTATAAACGCTGAAGTATCAGCTCTTGGCGAGCAGCTAGGCAAAGCGTATAACGATGCGATGGAAGATGGAATTATTGATACTGATGAAGCCAAGATCATCGCTACATTGCAAAGTCAGCTTGCGAATATCACAAGTGAAGTGTCCATGGCTCAATCACAGGCCAAACTCGACAGAATTAAACTTGAATTCTCGGGCAAAGAGCTTGATCCGGATACATTTAGAAATCTGCAGCAGGCTGTAAATGAGCAGTCGCAAATACAGATCGAAAACGCCAGAAAAGCATACGAACTTATAAATATGAACCTTTCTATGGAAAAAGAGAGAGGCAATATTTCCGCAGAAGAATACGAATCTCAGATGCGAGCTAATAATGAGGGATTTCAGGCAAAACTCGGCACGATAACAGAAAATGCTTTTACGTTTTCGATGGACACCATAGAAGAGTCTTATCGCTCGGAAATTGAAGAATTTACAGGAAAGATTCCTGACATTTTGAATGAAGCGTTACAGAAAATGCAGGGCGGCACTGATGGCATCGAGGCATTTTCGGGAACTGATCTTGTTAATTCATTCGGGGTGGATGAATCTACTAAGGATGCAGTCAACACTCTCCTTAAGGAGATGCAGCCTCAGATTGACGAGATGCGGAGCAAAGCTAAAGAATTTGAGGATGCAGGAAAAGAGATTCCGGCATCTCTGCAGAAGGGCCTCAAAGACGTTGAAACTCTGGAAGCGTTGGGTGGAGATTTTGAAGCAATATATAAAGTCCTCGATACGGCGATAGCTGAGAACAGCGAATATGAAAACACTCTGTCACAGTTAGAGAAGCAGGGCGCTATGATACCGCAGACACTGAGCGACTCTATGCGGAGCCGTAAAGATGAAATAGACAGAGCCGCAAGGCAATTAAGAGCAGATGCAGCGGCAAGTTTAAAAAATGAATTCAGTGCGCCATTCGATGTATCTGCGAACGTAAACGTGAATTTTAGACCGATATCGACCGTATTAAGCTCGGAATCGATGAGCAAAACCGGAATCAAGCGCAATGCCGAAGGCTCCATCGTCAGAAGTCCAATTCTATCATGGGTAGGTGAAGGTGGAGACGATGAGGGAATCATCCCTATCAACAGATCTCAGCGTGCAGCAGATCTCTATAACCAGGTAGGGCAGGAGCTTGCGGCAGCAGGCAACACCGGAATAAACTCCAGCGCAAATGTGACATATGCTCCGGTCATAAACATTGGCGGAAACGCTGATGCCGAGACAGTCCAGCAGGCTCTTAAATCCGGATACAACGAATTCAAGCAGTACATGAGCAGATTTATGCGCGATAGTGTAAGGCTCGGGTATTAAGGAGGTATAAATGGCAAAAGAGGCGTCAATATACATTACTATAGCCGGAGACACATGGGACAGCATCGCATATAAGGTATACGGCAACGAAGAATTCTGTGACAAAATCATGGACGCCAACCGGGATAAGCTGGACATGTTTGTATTCTCTGCAGGGATAGAACTTACAATCCCTCACAGGGACACATTCACAGGATCCAATGTAAACACGGATTTTCCGGATTGGAGGAGTGTCTTAAATGGCTGAGTCAAGAAGGATAATCCCTCTCGTTTATTATGATGGGAAAGAGATAGGCCTGACAAACAGGATAGAGAGCCTGGAGTATACGGACAATGATCAGGGTAAGTCTGACGAGGTACAGCTCACATTTGCGGGCGGTGCCTCTGATTGGCTTCAGATGGGTACAGAGATCGAGAAAGAGCACAATCTGGAAGTGCTCATGACATTCACACACTGGAGCAGTCCGGGAAGCTTCGACAATTACCATGTAGGTAATTTTACCGTGGATGATATAAGTTTTTCGGGCCCTCCGAGTGTGGGAGTGGTTAAAGGTATATCGATTCCGGCATCCTCCGGCTTTCAAACGGTCAAAAAGTCTCAGACCTGGAACAATGTATCAATAAAGCAGATTGCCATGGAAAAGATGGCAGAATACGGCATGACAGCTCTGTTTTACAACGCAGAGGAGATCATCCTCGAAGTAGTGGAACAGGCTGAACAGACGGATTCGGAGTTTTTGTATGACCTCTGCAAGCAGCAGGGGCTTTTCATCAAGATTTATAAAGTCGGCTTCGTAATATTCGATAAAAAGATTTATGAGTCAAGAGGCGTGAAAACAACATTTCACCCGAAGGACATCGAATCCTATACATGGAATTCCACTCTGGTCGGAACATATACAGGAGCGACTATTGCATATACCAATACGGATGCGAAAAAGAACACTTCCGTAGCAAAAAAGGAAAAAGCGGCACAAAAAGCGGCCAACGCTCAATACAATGTCACCAATTCCTACAACGCCGGCAAGATCGAGGCGGCGGCAAACAACAAAATGATCACTGTTACGGTCGGAGAAGGACCGAGGATACTGCAGATAAATGAGCATTGCGAGAATGAGTATGAAGCAAGAGCGAAGGCGGTGGCAAAGCTTAACGAGGAAAACGAGAAAGCTGTGACCATTGAATTCACCACCATACTCAACTCCGATGCTTATTTATTTGCAACAAACAACTTCCAGATCGAAGGAATGGGCAGAATGAACGGTAAATATTTCTGCACATCCGTGACACATTCTTTTACAGGATCCGGACATCAAATGACAGTAAAGGGATACAAGATATTTAACAGACTGTAAGGAGGGGGCATGAAACAGGGTTCAGAAGTAAGGATCGGATATATATCCTCATACAATGCAGGGACAGGCAAAGCAAAAGTGTTCTATCCTGACAGACTTGGCCAAGTCACGCAGGAAATGAGCATCTTTGCTCCCTTTGGCATATCTCAGATACCGATGCCGGATGACCAGGTGCTGGTGCTTCACTTGTCAAACGGACAGGAAGCAGGATTGATAATCGGAAAGACAGTCGGGACAGGTGCCGCGATTGCCGCAGCAGGCGGAGACATTACCATAGCCGGGACAGCAGGAAGCATAACACTGTCTGATCTCATAAAGATAAAAAACAAGGTACTGTGAGGTGAAGGATGAAGATTGGAAACTGGGGAAGCGGACTTAAGTTCCAGACGTCTGATAGCAGGGTTTTGACTTTCCAACGTATGACGAGAAGCTTGTCGGTCAATACAAATAAGCACAAGGTGCTGGGTGGCAAAAAGCCGAGGCTTGAATTCGTGGGTCCTGATCTGCAGACTGTATCATTCACAATGGAACTGAACGCTCTGCTGTGCAAGCGTCCGAGAAAGGTAGAAGAAACACTTTTCCAAAGGGCTTCAAACGGAAACCACTATCCGCTTGTGATAGGTGGCCGTGTGATCCTGAAGCAGGCCATCATAACGAAGATATCATCGTCTTATGATGTTGTGCTGAAAAAGGGAGAAATCTACTCGATGAAGATAGATGTGACCATGAGTGAATACAACTAAGGAGGGGATATGCAATTCAATTTCATTTCAGAACAGGAATCTGAAGAGATAAACGATATATTGTGGTGTCTCCGGAATTTGTTCAGCGTGCCAGAGGGTTCGATGCCACTAGCAAGAGGGCTGGGGCTTAAATGGTCAGTGCTTTCGGATGTGCCGGAAGATCTTGAAAATGACTTTGCCACAGATCTGGTCGAAAAGGTGCAGACATTTGAACCAAGGGTCGAGGTCCTTAATGTGGAATTTACCCATGATACTGACAATGGAGCGGCTACGTGTAACGTGGAAATACATCTCGTAGATAGCGAGACAGAGGAGGAAGAGGAAAATGAGTAGTTCGAATTTAGCATCGATAGACGAATATCCTGACGTGTCGTTTATCGATAACCTCACCATGCAGACACTGGAAGACAACATGGTCAAGTGGTTTATGGATAAGCGTAAAGAGCTTACCGGAAAGAGCATAACGCTAGGGGAAGCCGATGATCGCAGACTCATGTTAAAAGCAGGGGCTTATTACATTTACCAGGCTTTTATGTGCACGGATAACGCAGGAAAAATGGGACTGCTCAAGTATGCGACAGGCAGTTATCTGGATAACCTCGGAGCTCTTAAAGGTATATCAAGATTAAGCGCAGCAGGAGCAACTACCACTCTGAGATATTCGCTGAGCGCGGCAAGAGAATCAGCTACAGGGATACCTGCAGGCAGCAGGGCAACATCCGGAGACGGTGTGTACTTTGCGACAGATGAGTATGCGGAAATACCTGCAGGAAGCTTATATGTTGATGTGCAGGCGACCTGTGAGACACCGGGAACGTCCGGAAATGTTTACGGAGTAGGCGAGATCAGCAAGATGGTCGTCGGCATCCCGTTTATAGATACGGTGACGAACATCACCAAAACCGAGAATGGGCGAGACATCGAAACCGACGATGAGCTAAGGGAAAGAATCTATCTTGCACCGGAAAGCTACACATCGGCAGGCTCTAAGGGCGCTTATGAATATTACGTAAGAGAATATGATCCGACCATAGAGGATGTTTACATCACATCACCAAGCGCGAGAGTGGTCGAGATCAGATGCATCCTGGCTGATGGAGCGATACCGGAAACCGAATACATTAACGGTCTTACAGATTATCTCAATCAGGATGACGTGAAAATGCTCACAGATCAGGTGGTCGTGGAAGCTCCGGAGACAGTGAGCTATAACCTTAACTTTACTTACTACATTAATCAGTCCGACAGGGCAAGGGCAGAAACGATACAGGCTGCTGTAAATAAGGCGGTTGACGCTTATAAAAAATGGCAGTGCACAAAGATAGGCAGAGACATTAATCCGGATTACCTGGTACAGCTTGTGAAGGAAGCCGGGGCTAAACGTGTAGTGATCACATCACCATCTTTCACCATCATTCCGGTTGACTCCGTAGCGGCGATTAATTCGCAGACAGTGACATACGGAGGACTTGAAAATGATTAAATACGAGGACGGGGAATTTCTCGATCTGCTCCCTTCGTTTTTTAAAGAAAAAGAGGACTTTGCGGCGATATCTTATGCATTCAAGATGGCTATAGCGTCGCTCATCATGGGGCAGAAAGAGACAAAGCTTTATGCAGATATAGATAAGGTCCCGGAGGATATCTTGGACCTTATGGCACTGGAGAGCAAGGCTCCATACTACTCCGAGGATTTACCGATAGAGCAGAAAAGAGAGCTTGTTAAAAACGCTATCCTGTGGCGTGAAAAAGCCGGAACAAAAAGCGCTGTCCAGGATCTTATAAGGACGGTGTTTGGATACGGAGAAATCGTCGAATGGTTTGACTTCACAGAAGGCGAACAGATACCGGGGTATTTTGATATCGAGACCGGCGCACAGCTGACACCGGAATTGTTCGAGATGTTTACGAAGGTGATCGAAAGTGTGAAGAATGAATCTTCACACCTGAGACGTATCGGTATCGAAAGAGAAATCGACGGAAATCTCTACATCGGTACCGGAGTGATTGCATCCCCGAGATACGTGGTCACTCAGCTGATAAGCGACCAGGTAGATATAAATGGAAATGCTCTCGGAGCTGTCGCAAATACCGGCACGCCTCGAGTGATCATAATATAAAAAAGGAGGACAGACATGGAATTTAATCCATCAGTTATCACCGAAGAAGGTCAGGCGCTGATAGCAGCAGCTCTGGCCGGAGACATTAACATCGTGTTCACGAAGATCGTGACGGGTGACGGGACACATACCCCGGATGAAGATCTTTCGAAACTCACAGAACTTACAAGCCCGAAGCAGGAGTTTCCTCTGACCGCGAAAGAGATCCTGAATAGCAGCACGATCCATCTGAAGTACATCGTATCAAATGTGAATCCGGATGGCACACCGCTCACAGTAGGCTACTACGTTAAGGAGCTGGGCCTTTATGCGAAATCAGACCAGGAAGGGGCAGAAGAGATACTTTATGCTGTGGCTACAGCGGTGGATGGATCAGCTGACTGGCTTCCACCTTATAACGAATTGCAGCCATCCAACATCACGATGGACTGGTATACGGCTGTAGGAAATGCGGCCAGCGTTACTTTGGAGACGCCAAACAGGACATACATTTACGATGACAGTACTACAGACAAGTACGTCATCGGCATAAACAACGGACTTTTATATTACGAGGAGGTTGAAGAATGAGCAGAGTATATATAGCAGACAAGGAGACATTGGACCAGGTAAATACAAAGGTCTCGGCAATCCTTGCCATTGAGCAGGATGAGGACGTTTATGGATTTATTGAACACATGGACGTGCTGTCCCCGGAGCACAGGATTGAATACATCGGACTCAATAAGAATTTCAGTCCCATCTCAGTGACCATGGGCGGAGGCTTTTCTTTAGGCGACTGGGCTAATTTCCCTCTCCTTGTTAACAACAAGCCTTACATGGTAAAGAGCGATGGCACCGTTGATTATCAGCTATCAGAGACTGACTACACAAAGAAGGCAGACGGTGAGACAGCTTCCGATGTGGCGAATGCATCTTATGACGGAGGCGCTTTCTCGTGGCTGCAGAAGATCTACAAGAAGGAATACATCGTAGGATCTGACAGATATGTCAAGTTCTCTTTGACTCCCAGGGATGGATACAAGCCGGTTGGATTTATCGACAGTGACAATAAGGAGCTCGAGGGCGTATGGCTCCCGATGTTCTACGGATATATTGACAGCAATTCAAAGATGCACTGCATATCCGGAACACAGCCAGCATACAACAATCAGACATCAGCAGAGAAGACAGCCATTGATAACTTCGGAGCACGTGCGAAGTTCTTCGGCGGTCCTATCGTTGAGACTATTCAGGATCTTCTCATTCTCTGGGGCAAGACATCTGATCTTCAGGCTAAATACGGCTTTGGAAACTGCGAGGGTTATGATGCATCACTCACACCTACAATGGGCGTAAAAGCCAATGCTGTAGTTGGTGGCGGTCAGTTCTATGGCACAGATGACCATAAGAGTCTTAACAAGATCCTCCACTCACTCGTGCTCGGAACCTACAACCAGTGGCAGAGAGATCCGTACACAGTATGTGTAAACGGCAGAGTTAAAGTGTCAAAGAATTACGCATATGACCTTACTGGAGCTGCATATACAGATACCGGAGTTCAGCTGGAAACAACGAGCTCATGGCAGTATCCGCACAAGTATGCAAATGTTGACGGATTCGGAGCGATCCCGGTTCAGCCGTGTAAAGGATCAACAGCAACAGGCGGATGCGATGGTTTATATGTAAACGCCGGTATCACGGCGGTCGCCCTTCGGTTCGGTCATTGCGACAACGGTCTGCATGCTGGCCCGCGCTCGCTCAATCTGGACAACGTTGCCCCGACTTCCACCTGGTACCTCGGCGCCTCCGTACTTCTGCTTCCACCTGTTGGTGCGTCCCCGGACGCAGCATAAGGGGGACCGGGGGTCTTCCCCCGGAAAGCTTCCGGCATAAATTAATTAAAAAATCAAATAATAACAGGGGATAAAACCTGCGACACCTCGGGCGGTCGCCCTTCGGTTCGGTAATTGCAACAACGGTCTGAATGATGGCCCGCGCACGCTCAATCTGAACAACGTTGCCACGAATGCCAACTGGAACATCGGCGCCTCCGTACTCTATCAATAATGGATGAATGACGCAAATGCAGGTTTTATTCCTACACCACTGACGGTTGAAACACCGTTTATCCGCCATAACTGGTTAGGGGAGTGGAAATAAGTCCGATGCAGGACGAACGATAAAGCGGTCGCACCTATCGTTCGTAGGAGATAGGAGAAAAAATATCTTATAGGAGTAGAGTGAATGCGTCGTAACGACATAAAAATAATTACTGAACAAGGCGTAAAACAATACAAATATCTGTATCAACGTATGCTTGACAAAAGTGTTATCGAGAAAGCTTACCGGAAATTAAGAAAAGGAAAGACAAAGAGGAAAGAGATTCAAGATATAGACCGTCACTTTGACGAAGAAGTCGAGAAGATGCGTCTTATGATTTTAAACACTAAGCCTGTTCCGGTGGATCATCCGGAACTTGCTTACAAGCCAAAACGCCGGACTCCGAAGATCATCACGGAGAAGGGCAAGAAAAGAAAGATCTATATGCCAGAGATCCACGAACAATGGCTGCATCACATCATCATTATAATCCTGGAGCCGATTATAACAGCTACAGCTTATCGCTATTCGTGCGGCAGTTTCCCAAACAGAGGTGCTCATTACGGCAAAAGACGGATTGAAAGATGGATACGAAAAGGAAAGAACATAAGGAACTTTCTTAAAATTGATATCCGGCACTTTTATGACAGTATTCGTCTGAGCGTCCTCATGAGAGAACTGGCCATAAGGATCAAGGATGATTGGTTTTTGTACATCATAGAAATATGCCTATGGGGATTTAAGAAAGGTATACCTTTAGGTTTTTACATAAGCCAATGGCTTGCAAACTACATCCTGGAACCGCTGGACAGACTGATAAACAAGACGCTGGGATTCGATATCTTTGAAAGATATATGGATGACATAGTTATTTTTAACGATAACAAGAAGAAGCTTCGTGAAGCATTGATTAAGATTATGAAAATGCTTGGACAGCGTTTTAGATTAAAACTAAAACGTAACTATCAAATATGTAAATTCTTATACATAAAAAAGAATGAAAAACCAATAGGACGAGCGCTTGATTATATGGGATTTCTGTTCTACAGAGATAAAACCCTGATGAGAAAGAGCATCATGATTACTGCCACTCGGTTGGCAAAACGACTCGGCAAAGCAAAGAAGTATGACAGAAGGTTCTATGACAAGCATCTAAGAGCAATGATCTCATATGTCGGATGGTTCAACTGTACAGATACATATAACTGCTATCTCGAATACATAAAACCATGCGTGAACATAGGAAAGATAAAGAAAATCATATCAAAAGTAGACAGGAGGAAGGAACATGAAGGATTGGAAAAAGGAACATTGTGCAGTGCAGCCTGAAGAACTGCAGCTCATTGCGGATGGTATCTACATGCAGAGGAGAAACATCCAGAAGGTAGAACACAAAGCAGATGAGTCATCAGGTACAGAAGCATACACAGAATGGGTATGTGAATGCCGTGAGATAAGTGTTGATGATTATCATATGTTGAAAAACATCGAGCAGATCAACACAGCGTCTGCGATAGACGCATACACACAGCAGCTGATTGAGGAGGGATTGTTATGAGGACACTTGTACAGAGCTTAAAGAGACTTTTTAACAAAGGTATCGTGGGAGAAGCGAAAATCCGTTCCATGACGGAAGAGGAAAAGATCACTGCCGCCGAGTATGAATACATCACAGGCAATCCTTACGTGGAGGAGTGATGGTGGAACTAAAAGATAACTTCAAATGTAGATATTACCGCGGCGATGGCAGGTGCGGAAGAGATGCGTGCAGATGCAAGCCACAGAAATGTGATAAACGCTATAACTGCGTACATTGTACATCCAGTATCATACCGCTGTCACAGGAGCCGTGTGCATCCTGTTACTTCAAGGACAAGGAAAGCATTAGGCAGTTCGCACTTCAGGCAGAAAAAAAGAAATAAAACCACAATGGGGGAGGAAATAATATGATCAAACAAAAATTATGCACACTAATAGGACTTATGGGAAGTGCTATAGCTTCGATGATGGGGGGATGGTCAGCGGCTTTAACGTATTTAATGCTTGCTATGATCGTTGATTATGTCAGTGGGCTGATTGTCGCAGGTGTTTTTCATAATTCACGAAAAACGAAGAACGGAGCACTTGAAAGCCGGGTAGGCTGGAAAGGCTTATGCAGGAAGGTATTTACGTTGTCGTTCATCGTGGTTGCAAGAGGCATAGATGTTTATCTGGGTGTTGATTATGTGAAAAATGCGGTAATAATTGGGTTTTTCACAAATGAAGTGATTAGCATCGTAGAAAACATGGGGCTTATGGGAGTACCTATGCCGGCGATTGTGTCAAAAGCAGTGGACCTTCTCACGTCTAAATCAAGTGAAAAAAGAGATAATTAAAACAGTGATTAGACGTAAGTCTTAATCATATATAACCATTGACCGCCTGTGACATGAGTCACGGGCATTTTTATTAAGGAGGCTTATATGGCTCAGAACAAGGTAAAAATCGTTCCGAATGACAAAAAATGCGATGTGGTAGGTGGAAAGACCGTTACTGAAGCAGAATTTCCTGCTGTAGGGAATGAACCCAAGACAGAATCTCATAATGGTAGCAAGGTGCCTGATGGGAAAGGCGGAGCTGAAGACGCAAAGTGAGAGGAGGTGATCCTATAAATCTCGGAGCTGTCCGTTAATCAGCGGCATTATATCTTGTGTATTATCCCATGTCTGATAATCCAGGCATGGGATTTTGACAATAATCGTCATTAATCGTCATTTTGATAACATTTTTCCTCAAATTGATAACGATTTTTCTCAAAAAATAACGTTATCCCAAAAAAGCGGAAATGAAAGCAGATGGGAAATCTGCATGCAAAATAATGGCAAAACGGTGGCATTGACATTAACCAAAAAATGCGAGTAAGGGGTAAATGGGATTTTATTTGTTATTCACATGTAAAAAGTAATTACTTTTCGAACTTTAAGGAGCAGTCATGACGGACTCTTACGAAAGAAACTATGTTTGGAATTTTTTTACTAATAACGGATTAACGCCTGAGGGTGTATCCGGACTTATGGGAAACCTTTATGCCGAGAGCGGAGTGGGCTCAAAGGTGCTGGAAAGACTCTGCAGGAAGAGATACAGCGAGCAGGGGATAACCTACACAGATAGCACCTACACCAATGCTGTAGACGATGGGTCTATCAGCAAGAGCGAATTTATAAGTCCGATGGGTAAACATTATGGTTATGGACTCGCTCAGTGGACATCGACCGGAAGAAAGGCAGGACTTTACGACTATACAGTTGGCAGAGGTAAATCCATCGGGGATTTACAGTCTCAGTGCGAGTATCTTTTAAACGAGCTTAAGACATCCTTCAGAGTAATATATGAGATTTTAAGCAGCACAAAGAACATATACACGGCATCAGACAGAGTTCTGATGGACTTCGAAGCTCCGGATAACGCGGGGAGTTACAAAGAGCTCCGAAGAAGATACAGCGAGGAGTTTTATAAACTATACGGAGGTACAAAGATGGTAATTATTGGAAGTGCACGAATCGACGAGAATGGACACGCGTCTGGAGGAAAAGCAGGAGATCAGACCGGTAACGAAGTGTGCATCCAGAAGTACTACACTCACAAAAAAGGGTGGAGAGTTATAAGAGCAAAGGATGCAGCAGTCCGTGAGGCCATTGCCCAGAACATGGAATGGGCCTGCGCTAATGATTATATAGGATATGATCAGAACCAGAATCAGAGTCTCTACAATGTGGCTCAGGATGTAGGCTTTAACTGTTCACTTGTAGTCACACCATGCGAGACAGACTGTGCAAGGCTGGTAAGAGTATGTGTGCTTTATGCCGGCATAAGGGTGAGCGATTTCTATACCGTGACCGAAGCAGAAAAGCTTCTTGAAACAGGAGCATTTGAAGAAGTATTTATTCCGCTTCCGTCCGGACTGCTCCGCGGTGATATCCTGGTAACACCGACAAAGGGACACACAGTGGTATCACTTACAAACGGAGATGGGACAACCGGAAAAGAGACCGGTACCGCAGCAGGCACAACTCCAGATCAGAAACCGGCAGCAGGCAAGTACACAGTAGGCTGGCACAAGGACGGAAATGGATGGTGGCACGCTGACACAGTAAATACATACTTAAAGAAGACCTGGGCGGTAATAAATCATCATTGGTATTACTTCGACGAGGATGGTTATATGCTTACAGGCTGGCAGATTATCGACGGAAAGAAGTATTATCTCCAGGAGTCGGAAGACAACAATCTCCAGGGCGCATGCTGGAAGTCGGACGGATCCGGAGCACAGTCGGCGTGGTATGTAGAATAAAAATCTCGTGACAATCATGCGAAAATAGAGTGTTTTTCGCGAGATCATAACGATTGTTCAAAAGATAGGCGTGGGAGAAAATCCTGCGCCTTATTTTTGTACAAGAAAAGGCATAAAAATGTTGACATACTACTAGCAGTATGATAATATATAAGTGTAACAAAGATAAGCGTTGCAAGAAAGGAGAAAAGCCGATGGGAGAAATAGAAAAAGCCCTTAAGGACTTGGAAAAAGCGTTAAAAAGTAACGAATCTGTAGCAAGAGTAACCGTTACAATAACACTTGTAAAACCCAAGACCGAAAAGGGCAAGCAAAAGGAATAAATCCTCTAGGCAGGGGCGGAAGGAACCGCCCCGTAAGTCCTAGTATAACATAGATAGTTAGAAAGGGGCAGACATGGAAATATTAAAAAATGGAAAAACGTATGAAGTCAAAGAGACATCTGCGAAATGGGTTATAAAAGCGACTTCCGGAATCATGGATATATCCTATGACATAAGTAAAAAAGATTGCGAAACATTCGAAGATCTTAAGAAGTATGTGGAAGAAGCAGAGGTATTAAACTGGGGGTAACATTATGGCAGAGAAGAAAAGCCGAACATCAACAGAGGTCAAGGCGCGATATAATAATAAGGCATATGATTTGATCGCCGTACGTGTGCCGAAAGAAATGGCAGCAGAGTTCAAGAAGAAATGTTCGGAAACAGGCATTCCACAGGCACAGGTGATTAAAAAAGCTATAGAGGCTTTTCTGAACGAAACGATATAGGAGGATATAAAAATGTACGCACCATATACAGCAAAAGAAATAATTGAGAACGGATATTATGATGTAGCAGTCAACCTTATGGATGACGAACTAAGAGAAGAATTACACAATGAACTTGCACCATGTAGTGACCTCGAATTTATGGAAGCTTATATGAAAGCTCACAAAGAAAAGTTCGGAGAAGAGTTTAAAATCTGA